AGCTATCATAAATGCATAATACACATTTAGCTTTGACGTGACATTTTTCGTCCAGTTTCACTCAATCAATTAAGTTATCAGCAGCAGCTAAAGCTAGTCTCATAACAGCAAAAACAATTGTTCACAACCTAAAAAGTATACTTTCTTTACTAAAGTAAAGGTGTTTCATTGGAGCAGTTCATACAAACTGAACCATAGTGTTTCACTCTAAAGAGTGGCTATATATGAGAATATGTAGGGCCAGAATGACCCCCTCCCTAGACCCCCTTTCGCCTGGGGGTGCGTTTATATATCATCATGGCCCATCCCTGCAAAAGTTCATTTTTGACTTCTTTTCATATCATTTCGCATAATCACGCCTGTGTTTCTCTTTCTAAATAATTAAAGGATCTTCATTTTTGTTGGAATCGATTTCGTGAAAATAAAATTTTGGAAAAAACAAGGTGTTTTATGTGGTTTCGGTATTATCTCGGTAATTAAAGTATGTGTTAAGTAAACTGTATTGCTTTTATATCAATTATTTTGATGCCGAGGAACTCTATGGAAAAAACAGTTGACAGTATCTTTATCGACTTAATGCCTGAAAGCGAAAAGGCTGTTTTTTTGTCTGCAAAACGTACAGATAAGAAATTTGACTCAGAGGCTGCTCGTATTGGTTTAGCGAAATTGCTTACTGGTACATTCAAGACAGAGGATGGGTTAGAACTTTCGGCTAAAGACATTATTGATATGAAGACTGCTGCCTTTGTAATGGCAAATCCGTCACCACAAAACACTAAAGCTCTTTATGAACTTGCTGGTCTAGCAGCGCCTAAGGAGATTGATGTTAAGACTGGTGGCAAGCCAATTGATAGATTCCTTGAAAGTCTCTCTATAAAGCCTGATGGACAAGACTAGAAACTTCTCCGTGAGGATTCCAGATTCAACTGGGAGAATTCACGAAATAAGAGTCCTCGATTTTATTCAAAACTTTCTCTACATCAGACCGAAGCCAAAAAACTTGATGGCGGAAATCTTGGATGGGGAGGTTGAGGATACTCCGTTGATCTTATTTAAGTTGAACCCTCAACAAATGAGGTTCTACTTGCAGATAGAAGATGACTGGAGACACTATCGGCCAGTCCGATACATCGTCCTAAAGGCTAGACAAATTGGGTTTTCCACTTTGATCGCGGCGATTATCTTCACGATGACTCTATATAGTCCGTATCGTGAGTCGCTAGTTATCTCCGATAAAGATGACCACACAAAGAGAATCTTTGAAATGTATCAGAGGTTCTACGATCACCTACCTGAAGAGATAAAACCTACGGCGGCGGCGAATCGTAAAGGTAATATGCTGAGCACCACCAATGAATCAACGGTCAGCGTTGAAACGGTGAGTGATGACTTGGCTAGAGGTGCCACTCTTAGAGCGGCCCACGCTTCCGAGTTTGCGATGTGGAAGAAACAGCAAGAAGCAATGGCATCATTGAACTCCGCTGTTCCAATGTCTCCTGATGCGATGTTGTTCATTGAAAGCACCGCAAAAGGTATGAACTTCTACCGTGACCTATTCGTTAATGCCTTCAACGGCAATAGTTCTTCTCTAAAAGGATGGTTCGAACCTTGGTATCGAAACGAAGGATATCGAAATCCATACAACGGAGAGGAACTGCTTAGGTTCGGTGCCTACGGCGATGAGGTCGCTTTGTTAGAACAATACAAAGATGACGGCATGACCGTAGAAGGGTTGATGTGGCGCAGAGCTCAAATTGATTCAATGGGCTTAGAGATGTTCCACCAAGAAAACCCAACTTACCCAGATGAAGCATTCCTTACTACTGGTTACTCAATCTTTAATGCGATGAAAGTGCAAAAGAGAATTGAGGAAGTCGAGAGGGATGTTTATGCAAAAAGGGGCCACTTCGAATACAAATCTACGATTTCTCCTGACAATAGGCGAATCACCGTTAGCAATGTCAAGTTCGTAAATGACCCTGGTGGCGATGTCATCATCTATGAAGAGCCTTTTCCTGGCTATCCATACGTTATTGGAGTTGACCCTTCAAGTATTCACGGCGAAGACTTCAATTGCGCCCAGGTAATTAGGCACGATGGCAAATGCCGAAAACAGGTTGCAGTGTTCTCAAAGCAAAATATGGATCCTGATGAATTAGGCATCTATATGTACTGCTTGGGAACTTACTATAACACCGCGCTTATAGCGGTAGAAAATAACCGCGGTCAAGCTACAAATAAAACCTTAGCAAAATGCGCGTATAGGAAGATATTTGTGGGCCAAGATCAACAAGGTTATGAAGAGGATGTGCTTAGTAAGTACGGCATATCCACTCAAGGTAGCAACAAAGAGGACATGGTCAATGGTCTTAAGACAGTGTTTAGAGATAAACCTGAAGAGATTGTTGACAAAGGTACTCTCCAAGAAATGCTGACATTTGTAGTGCTAGATATCGGTAAGACTGGCCACTACATCATGGGTGCACTTCAAGGATGCCACGATGATAAGGTCATGGCGCTGGTGCTTGCCCATGCAGCCGCTGCTACAAATCAACAAATCACCACAGTCAATAAGGAAATTGCCAAGAAGGCTGAACTACCTTGGCAACTCCAAAGCGACAAACCAAAGACATCTAACAGGGGGAACTTATGGAAAAGGTCGAGCATATCGTAATCACTCGTAAAGAATCTAAAGACTTGACTAAACTTCAACGTCTTTTAGAAATTATGAGAGTTGATCCTGTCAAGATGGCTGGTGAAATTATTGAGCTTCAACACGAAGTTAATGAATTAAAGAAAAAGAACGCTCTTTTAGAAGAAGACCTTAAGAACACTAAAAAAGAAATGATTGAGTTAATTCGTAAGGAATTACAACAAATCGCGGCAAATGTTCAAAAAGCGACCGCTAAAGAGGGTTCTGGCAATAAAGCAAATATGAATTTCAAAGGAAAAACTATAGATGAGTCGTACTAGTAGAGACAAGAAGCTTGCTATCACGAGCGCTGAACAACTTAAAAAGATGAAATCGTATGACTACGAATGTTTTGAACGTCACCAACATTATATGGAAAAGAAAGGCTATGCCGATTGTATTCCTGAATGGTGGGCTATGTACGAAGGTCGCCAAACTCCTGCAAATTACGATTCTGATTTGCCACGCGCGACCGAAAACATTACTGCTTGGGTTATTGATAGCCAACACGCTACCATCCTAGGCACTACTGTCACACTCAACTTTACTTGCTTTGATAAAAATTTATCAACAGATGGCTTAAAGAAATTCGATGAATATGTCCAAAAAGCCATCGGAATGGAAGAAAAGAAAGACGACATTGTCTTAGATGCTGAAGTTGCTTCCGCTGGTCTTCTCTACCATTACTGGAGTGATGATATTCTTACCTTCAAAGGTAATAATAAAGGCTCTTTAGGACTTGATGTTATCGCTCTTGAAGACTTCTTCTGTTCAAATCCTCGTTTAAGAGATATCCAAAGACAAAAATATGAAGGTTTCCGTCATAGAGCTGAAGTAAAAGCTGTTAGAGCAACTGTTAGCAAATCGATGAAGAACTACAACGAAATCATTGCTTCCATTGTTCCAGACGATTATTTGGAAGAAAAAACCAAATATGATTCAGACGATTTAGACTTCGAAACTGGTGCGGTCACCTTATATACAAGATTCTTCCGTATTGACGGCGAAGTTTATTGGACAAGATCAACTAAATACGTTCAATTATGCGAACCTATCCCATTAAATCCTGATATCACAGTCAAAAAATTAAGACTCAAGAAAGAATATGAGGAAAACGGATACGCGCCTGATGACGAAGAAATCTACGAACTCGATCCAGAAGTACCAAACTTCCAAGACGAGAAAATGGAAAAAGCATCCGAAGAAAGCCATGTTGCTGAAAAAGACAAGATGATGCTTTATCCAATCAGCATCCTCGTTCTCCGTAGAAGAAGAAATTGCTTATATGGTCGTTCAGTCGTTGAAGATGTCTACGACAACCAAAAGTTAGTTAACTTTATGGTTGCAATGGTTGCTAAAGAAATCCAAGACACCGCTTGGGCCACCATCATTATGAAAGAAGGCGCGGCTAACGGACAAACTTGGACTGGCCAACCTGGCGGAGTCTTCACTGATTATACTCCAGGCAATAACTTCGGTATTAAGAGACTCGAAGGAAACCAACTCAACGCTCAAGTAATGAACTATGTGTCAACTATTATTGACATCACAAAGATGATTACTGGCACCAACGAATTAGTTGATTCTTCTTCTAACTTAAAAGATGTTACTGCGTACGCATTACAAATCTTAGAAGAACAAAGAAATAAAAAGATTGAAGCCTTACAAAACCGTTATTGGAGATTCCTCGTTGAATGTGCCAAGATCAGACTTCAATTCTACAAACACTACTACCCAGAAAGTTACTACGTTTATGACCTCACTGATGCTGAATATCAAGATGAGGTTCAATCATACGAGCAATTACTTGCTAAACCTAATGAGGCATTTAATCCTCAAATGGCTAAAGAACTTGGATTACGTGAAGGCATTACCAATAAGGAAGTTGCTGAAGAAAAAGGTGAGCCAACTAAGACTCAACGTAAAAAACTTGATCCAAAAGAAGTATTGCTTGGCCACTACTTCGATATCATTTGTGAACCTGGTAAAGGTACCAAGTACAGCGAAATTATCGATACCGACTTAATCAATAACCTCTTCTTAAATGGTGGTTATGAAAAGATGTCCGCGGATAGCTTCGAGATGTGGCTCAACTTGAATCCTCTTATGAGCGAAAGCAAGAAAGCGGATATCAGAGTCTTAATTACAAAACAAAGACAATCCGAAAACGCTCAATTAAAAGGACAACTCCAAGAAATGACTGGAATGCTACAAATGGCCCTATCAAGAGTCAAACAATTAGAAATTCTAGTTCAACAAAAAGATGCTTCTGCAGCATCAATGGAAAAGTCG